AAAAGCCATGATGAATATATAAAGGAGATAAGCTAATGGCCAAACCAAAGAAACATTCACAGAAGCTCATTAATCAAGCGCATGAACTGGCGTTCAAAGGCGAACTAACCAACCCTCAAATCGCCAAAAAATTAAAGCTTACCAAAAATCAATTGTCATATATTATCTATCAATGCGAAACAGAGGTCTACGCTAAGAAAGCAAAACCAGTAGCACCCAAAAGCTTTCATGTCGATAAAACAAAACCAAAGGAAAAGCCAAAGGTCGAACCCCAAGAAGAAAAAACCATGCTGGCTAAAGCTTTTGACTGGTTGCTTGGAACTTAAAAAAATTTAATAAAATCAAAGAATTATGCGGCATTGATAATGTCGCATACATCTCAAAAGCGTCGTTTGTCTGGTTGCGGATGTCCCATACTGTGTTATACTATATATAATGACCCCGAATGATGGGGCGCCGCTCTTTGACATCAGGCTTTGATTAGCCCCTCATAACTCCTCCGACCAGATGAGCAATCATCGATGACCGGCAACCCTGCGCAAGATAGGGAACGATAAGGATTTAATTTTAACTTTATAGGAGGACAATAAATGTCTGATAAAAATCTCAGCGTTTGGTTTGAATTACCAAAAGCCGAAACAATTGAGGAAGCCAAGCAATGTTGCGCGTCCCTCAATAAGATGATGAAAAAGCTGGGAGTTAATAATAACTCCAATGGCGGCCCCGACGGCGGCGGCGGTTTTTTCGTTTATCAAGACGAGTTTAACCAAATTGTTTATAATTATGAACAGTCTGGTGGTAGCTATGAAGAGTTGGATGACCGCGGAAAGTGGTTCAACCTCGACTACCTCGCTCAATAAAACAGAGCTCGCGGTCCACGGATCGCGGGCAGTTGTTCTCCCCAAACATGAAAGAAAATACAATGAAAGAAAAATATAAAGCAATGGTTCAAATTATGGGTGGATCTTCTTGGGGAACTTCAAGCACCAAAGGTGGGGCAATGAAAGAACTAAGAAAACAACTCAAAAGAGATTGGTCACACTTGTTTAACATTAATGCTTGGTTAAAATCAGGCAACGCAACGTGCGATATATATCAAGACTCAGGAACCACGGATCACGGCGACGATAAGTATATCGAAACTGTGCCTCTAATTTAAGAAATCGCGGCTCACGAGCCGCTTTTTTTTGTTTAAAGTTACACGTTACACTATATAGGCTCAAAATTAAAAAAAAATAAAAAAAGGTAAATATAGGCGTAACCGGTGTAACTGGTGTAACTTGGCAATAATTGTTATAAAAACAAGGTGTCATATTGGTTACATAAATGGTTACACCATGGGTATACAAATATGTAACTTTGTTAATGCAAGAAAATGCCTTAAAGGGGCCTGAAGAGTTTTTTTAAAAAAATAAATTTTGACTATATATAGGTAATTGGTGTAATAAAAGTTAAAGACACTGTTATTAACGAGGTGAATGTAATGGGAAAAAAATTAGTTAAAAAGGTTGGGAAAAAATCGGATCCGGCGCCAAAACAAAAAGGTAGACCACGGGTAACTGTTTCAACTCCTTTGACACGTAAGCAAGAATTGTTTGTAAAAGAGCTTGTTAGTAAAGACGGCCAGATCACAATGCGGGACGCGGCAATCAACGCGGGTTATCCCGCTTCTAGTGCGCACACCAGAGCGTACGAATTAACCAACCCGTATATTAGTCCCCATGTTTGCGCGTCCATCAAAAAATTTAGAAACGAACTGGACGAAAAGTTTGGTGTTACATACCAAAGGCACTTGAGAGATCTACAAGTTATTCGAGACAATGCTTTGACGAATGGTGCCTATAGTGCGGCGGTTCAGGCAGAGTATCGTAGAGGACAAGCGCAAGGCGATATATATGTCAGCAAATCTGAGATCCGTACAGGATCTATTGATAGTATGTCGAAAGAAGAAGTGGTAAAGGCTTTGGAAGATCTAAAGCAACAGTATGCACCCATAACAATTGACATAACACCCAATGACGAAAAACCTAAAAATACATCGAACAGGGCTAAAGCCAGAAAGCGCGTTCTATCAACAACTGAAGAAAGCGATGAACAGGCTCCACCCGAAGTGCGGCTTAACTAGGTTAGAAAGTTGGGCGTCTCTGGGCGTTCCAGATCTACTGATCTGTGATCCAACGGGTTCGTTCCACATGGTTGAACTAAAATATATTACTGGTTACGCTGTCAGTCTGCGACCGCATCAAGTTGCTTGGCTATCCAAACACTCTAACAGTTCGTCTTGGATACTGGTAAAGCAACAAAAGAAATCAGAAGATAAATCCAAATTGTTTTTGTTTCATGCACGGGATGCAATCCAATTAAAAATGGAAGGTCTGAAGGCCGTCAAGCCTGAGTATTCGTGCGAGCAAACTTTTGACTGGACTAAGGTGTTTGAAAAGATTTTTGATTAGTTCTTGCGTTTATAGAATTTTCAGCATAAGATCCCATACATGGACAATAAAAAGGAAAAAACTATGAAAACGTATAGAGTATCAATTTGTTTTGAAGAAGGTGTGAACGTAGACGTTCAGGCTAATAACGCAGAAGAAGCGGAAAAAAAGGCAATAGAACTGGCCGAATTTTATGCCGGATCAAGTTATCCAAAAGAATATAACTCTGATTCTTTGCATAGGGATTATTCTACATCTGATGTGCAAGAGGTGGTGGCATGACTGATAAAGAATTCGGAGAATTTTTAAAAAACACACTTGGTCGTGATGTAAAAGTTGATTTTCCAGAAACAGGAAAAGATATTATTGATGCAGGCGAAAGGCTTATTAAAGTTAACAAGCTTTTAAAAAATATATTACCTGTTTTAGAAAATTATCATAAGGATTTGGATTATTGGAGAGCAGGTGATGATGTTCGTAGTATAAATTATGTTACCTGCGGCACCCCTGAGTTTAAAACAATAGATCAATTTGAAAGCTATTTTAATACTGTTAAAAAAATTACTAACCAAGTTAAGGAGGAAGTGTGATGACTGATTATAAAAAGGGCTACGTAGGAGCGTTGAACGATTGCAAGACGATTGTTGAAAAGACGTTAAATGTTTTTGTTGAAACGGCACATACTATTGAGGAAGAGATTACAGTTAAAAGGGTTGTTTATTCAATCCAAAAACAAATGGAGGAAGTTTAATTGTTTATTTTTGAATTTATAGCGCGGCTACTTTATGGGAAAGACTACCAGAAACACTTAGAAAAACCTCCCCGAAAGCGGACACAAAAACGCCGCCGCAAATAAAACAGTAATTGGACAATAATAAAAGGAATATAAATTATGAGAAACGCTTGTAAAAGATTAATGAAGGACGCGGTTGAATGTAACTATCACCTTAAAGTAACTTACACTGATGATAATGAAACCGCTTATAAAAATGGGTTTGATGTTGAAAAAGCCTATGAAGCCACCCAAGATTGTGACCAAGGTATCTTGTGGATTATACCTACTGTAAAAACTGTGAATGGTAACAAAGAAATTATTCGCCGTCCTCTTTTTACTCATATATACCCTTCCCCTTATTCGTGGGCTTTTATTCTACATGGTAACGATCCGGATGAATTAATTGCAGATCACACTACTAATTGTTTTATTGATCGGTGGTCTAATGAAACCGATTATGGTCAATTGAATATGTCTAAAGAATTTAAAAAAAAGGAGTTTTTGGTATGAAACATTACACTTATAATCCAACACAACAAAAAGTTATGGTTAATCGTTACAATTCACAGGTTAAAAAACACCGTAAAATTAATACAGATAATTTGTGGGCAATTTTTTCAGATAATTTGGAAAGTGACCTAGAGCAATATGGTAAGTCTGGGGTTGAGATTAGGTCATGGGATGCCAAGCGAGGTATTACCACCACGGTTGATTTTTATGAGCAGGATTTTTGTGTGGAGGAAAAACTTTGACCGCCGTTGTTTTGTTTCTAATTGTTTTAGGGGCTCTAATAACCGCTCTTTTATGGCCTTATTGGTGAACCCTATCTGATAACCTTCTAAGCCCCTTAATTGGGGCTTTTTTATGTGTTCTTTACATTATTGAGAAACACCTATATTTAGGTAGTTGGACAATAACAAAAAAAGGTAAAAAAAATGGATTATAAAACAGAAAAATTTGAAGTTGATTATTATAAAGGTTGGTTAGTCATTCATAATAAAACCACTAAAAACCAAGAATGCGTGCAACTTTTGAATGATAAAGGCCGCAATATAACACTTAACCAATTTAAGAGCGGTGTTAAAACCCATGGTGTAGATCAGGCTTGCAAAACATTTCTCAAACTCGCCGCGACTTACAGGCCGTCAAGTGTTTATTGTTATTAAATAATTAAAAAAAAGGTAAAAAAATGGATTATAAAAGAGACATAATTAAAGACCACCTATATCGCTTTGTAGAAGCTAACCCTGATTTTGATCAGGAGGAATTGCACCATAAAGCTTTTAATGAGGATTATTTTATTATTGGTACTTATCAAGCTGAGCAATGGTGCGGCGATCAAGTTTTTCAAATAATCAATTTTATAAAAGATTATGAACAAAACAATTTTGGTGAGGTTACCACCAATTTAAGCAACCCAGAAAAGGTTGTGAATATGTACGCTTATATTTTAGGTGAAGAAGTTGTTGAAGAATACTTGAACCAAGCTTGTTTTGTTGATCAGCGTCAAAAAGAAGAAGATGAAATGGACGCCGAAATTGCTTGGAGACAAGATACAGGGCATCGTGATGAATCTACTTTGGACGAACCACTTGAATCTATAACCGATTATTGTTCTCGAATGGGTTTTGATATGTAAACCATCTTTATTATTTAGCGACTATTAAAGCCCCTTAATTGGGGCTTTTTTGTGCTTATTGACTATATCTTATATATAGTTAGAATGACGCGTAGCGTCGCCACGAAGGCGGTGCATTAACATTAGGACAATAACAAATGATGAATACAAAACAATTCACCTTTAATACGCAAAGGCAATATTCACCGGAAGGCCAGATTATTAAAGTTATTTATGACGGCGATAACACCGCCCATTTTATGGATACCACACGAGGTCTTACTGGCACTGTAAAATTTCCACACAATTCAGACCAACCCAATACAGTTCAAAGGTTGGTTATGGCTCTTTATGATACGGGCAATTATATTTGGTTATCGGAAAAAGAATTTAAAAATAAATGGGAGCTTTAAAATGGTTGATACAATAATTCAGAGCGTTAAACCCCAAAACAATACTCTATTAAATAGAGCCCTGTTTTGGGATCGAAAATACCATGCATTGGTGAACGATGATAATTCAAGCGAGCGATCTCAAGAGCTGGCCATGGATAGGTTTAACGATTATTTTAATGAACTACCAAAGTTTGAGCAAAAGGCTGTCAGGCCAAAATATAAGAAGCTGTTCGGATACGATAGTTTTTAACCCCAACTATCCTAAACGATTTAAGAAGCGCTTTCACCGGCGCTTTTTTTATGCCTACCAATTGGTTTAAATTAGTTACTGGATTAATCAGTTAAACCAACCCACCGCCGCCCTTGTCGGGTGGCTTAAAGATACCGACAGTTCAAACCACAAACCCTGATCCTTGGCCGGTGTTGCGTGATCCCTTGGTTTTAGACCTTGGCAAGCGATCCGAAAAAGACCTGCTGCCTATCCTAAAACGTGGGTTAAATAACCAAGAACCGCAATCAAAGCTCAAACCAATTACACATAGCCAAAACAGTTAACCCCAATCACTGATGCTTAGAACGCGTCTCACAGCCTACGTTAAATGGCCGGTGGTCGACGGCTCGCGGTTCATTAGCTGGTGCAAATCATTGCCACCGGCCGGTGTTAGCTGGTGCCAAAACCGCCGCCAGCTGGTGCAATAACCAAGGCTCGCCGGCCGTTAATTTTGTTGGGTCCCTTCCCAAATCGAGGCAAAAAAACCATGTAAAAAAGACCAAAAATCACAAATTTTCGACCGCGAGCAGGGACTTTCCCTGCGGAGGCTAGGGCCATGTTTCTCACAAATATTTATTAGATATTTCATTTCGCGATTAACTGTCTTATAAAGGGCCATATAATCGCATATTTTTTACAGGGGCCCCTGATGGTTGGTACGCAAGATTTGATATACGAAGATAAGTCTTTGAAGCTTCAGTTGAGGCTCGCTCAGTTGGAGAAAAACGAAGCCTGCCAAAAAGATTTTTTAACTTTTGTGCGTACGGTCTGGCCCGAGTTTATTGCTGGACGGCACCATAAGATCATTGCGGATAAGCTGGACCGGGTCGCGAGCGGCGAACTAAAGAGATTGATCATTAACATGGCTCCGCGGCACACGAAGAGTGAGTTTGCATCTTTTCTTTTTCCTGCGTGGATGATGGGCCGTCGGCCGTCGATGAAGATCATTCAGGCGACGCACACGACGGAGTTGGCTGTGAGCTTTGGTCGAAAGACCAAGAACCTTTTGGATTCGGATGAGTACAAGGAGATTTTTCCGGATGTTAGGTTGGCGGCGGACAGTAAGGCGTCGGGCCGGTGGGACACGAGTTCTGGCG